CTTATAAGATGTTTTATAATAATTATACTTTTATAAGGATACTTATATGCGTTGCTATTGTTGTAATGCTGAACTGTCAGACTTTGAAGCTACTCGTAGGAGCGTTGTCAGTGGAGACTTCCTTGACATGTGCAACGAGTGTTACCACACAATCTCAGATGATGTTGATTCTGTTGAACGTGATGACTTGAAACATAATGAGGACGAAAATGCTGACGAATGAAGTGCTGTATGAATGGGTGTTTGTTAACACCATGCACGACTGTAATGCTTTGATTGATCTTGTTGGGTTTCCTACTTTCCTCAGAGCACTGAAAGCCTCGACAAAAGAACTACCAGAAGAGGACAGGCTTGAGATGATTAAGATGCTGGAGGAGTGGAACCTGTGAGCTTTGTCAAAACACACCAGCCATGCACATCCTGCGACAGCAGTGACGGCATGTCAATCAACGAGGATGGAAGCACCTACTGTTTCGTCTGCCAGACATTTACCAAATCGGAGGAAAACACAGCAGTGGCTACTACCCCCTTAACCACCCCACAAAAGCCCCGTACAGAGCCTTCCAGGGCCCTTGCTGAGGCTTTCACAACCCTACCCACCCCTTCCATTGGCAGTAGGCGAATCACACGAGCAACCGTTGAGAGGTATGGAGTGGTGAGCGACAACACCCATGTCTGGTTCCCCTACCACGACAACGAGGGTATGCTGGTGGCGGCTAAGAAGAGGAGCATCAAGGAGAAGGAGTTCTCTACCGAGGGTGCGTGGAAAGAAAGCACTCTGTTTGGGCAGCACCTGTTCGCCAAGGGTGGTAAGTATGTCACTGTGGTGGAGGGTGAGTATGATGCGCTTGCTGCTTTCCAAATGCTTGGCTCTAAATACCCTGTTGTGTCCATCCGAAATGGGGCTGGTGGTGCATGTAAGGATGCACAGAAAAACTACGAATGGCTTAACAGCTTTGACAACATCGTTGTCTGCTTTGACAATGATGAGCCAGGACAACAGGCAACCAATGCCTTCTGTTCTGTGTTCGCCAGCAAGGTGAAGGTGTTCAAGAGCAAGGCAGGGATGAAGGACGCATGTGACTGGTTACTGGCTAGTAACGAGCAGGAGTTCATTCAGCGGTGGTGGAGTGCAGAGCAGTATGTACCTGACGGTATTGTCCAAGGCTCCACTCTGTGGGACACTGTGAACAAACCTCTTGACAAAGCGTCCTGTGACTACCCCTTTGCTGGGCTTAACAAGCTGACGTATGGCATTCGTAAGGGTGAGCTTGTCACTGTCACTGCTGGTAGTGGCTTGGGAAAGAGTCAGTTTCTGCGTGAAGTGATTTGGCATTTGCTTCACAAGACAGACGACAACATTGGCTTGATGTTCCTTGAGGAAAGCACACGCAAGACAGGCTTGTCCCTCATGAGCCTAGCCGCTAACAAGCCCCTGCATTTGCCTGATGTTCCATGCACTGAGGAAGAGAAGCGTGAAGCTTTTGATAAAACCCTGGGCACTGATCGCATCTACATGTTCGACCACTTTGGTAGCACCAACATTGAGAACATCGTTAAACGCACTGAACAGTTTGCTTCTGCATTCAACTGTGGCTATGTGTTCCTTGACCACGTATCAATTGTTGTGTCCTCCCAGGACAATGGAGATGAACGCAAGGCGCTTGACAGAATTATGACTGAGCTACGCACCGTTGTTCAGAAGACAGGCATCAGCCTCATCTTGGTGAGCCACCTCAAACGCCCTGAGACAAAGGGACATGAGGAAGGAGCAGCGACCAGCCTTGCCCAGCTACGTGGGTCAGGAGCCATTGCACAACTCAGTGACATGGTGATTGGTCTTGAGCGTAATGGTCAGGCAGAGGATGAGCGTGAACGCAACACAACCAAGGTGAGGGTGTTGAAGAACAGGTTCAGTGGTATCACTGGCCCTGCTTGCCACTTGCTTTATTCTCTAAACACTGGTAGAATGTTAGAGATGGAGGAAGAAAGTTTATGAACTAAAGCGAGGGAGCAATGAGAAAAGGGACACCACCAAGTCGAGAAATGTGCCTGTACATGGCCAAAATGTACTGGGAGGCTCGACCCACGAGCGAGAACACGCGCAAAAGAAGCTGGCACTACCTGGTCTGCTGGGCGTTCTACGACATGTACATCGAGGGGTACTGGAAATGACTGAAGCAATGAAGAATGACCAATGTCCTGACAGAGAGGTTGCCTACTCAGAAGAGTATGATGCCTACTACTACGTCGACACTGGAGAGTGGATTGATCCAAGGTGTGGAGATATGGATTGCCCTTTCTGTAATGGTCGCCCTGAGAACATGAAAGAAAAACGTGTCGATGAAACAGAGAAAGATCGACATGAGAAGTTCTGTGACAACCATTGCGTTTGGACAGACCATCACCCTGATTGCCCTCTTAATGAGAAAAACACATGACAAAAGACGAAGCATTGAGGAAGGCACTGGAGGCGTTGGACAGTGACAACCCAGACATTCAACTACGGGCGGCTATTATTATCAGAGGAGTCTTGGCACAGCCAGAACAAAAGTACCGCCGTGGTGATCGATTGGTATGCCTTGAAACTGATGAGTATTGCGTCATCCATATTGCAGGAACGGATCGCCAATGGGTGAAGTTTCCTGATACGCACATTGGCTTTTACACAAATGAACAAGTTGACGAATTGTTTGAAAAATTAGCCAAAGAAACAGATTCGGCACAGCCAGAGGAGCAGCGAAGCTGCGACAAGCGCACATGGGTTGGGCTGACGGATGAGGAGATTGGCTACTACATAGTGCATAGTCTCGGTACTGCCACTAAAAAGAATCTAATCGGTCTTATTCGTCTATGCGAATCCAAACTCAAGGAGAAGAACACATGACTTGGAGAATCAAGCCCCTTTCAGGGAAGTATTACGGTACTGAGATTAGTAACGATGATGGAGACAGTATTTTTGTGTGGACATCCTTCTCCACCCCTGTATCGGTAAGAGAACTTGAAGAGGGATGGAATGAAGATGACGGGTATGACCACTGTGAATCTCAAAAAGATTACGAGTATGCGCTTGTAATTTGTGAGGCTTTGAATAAAATGGAGAAGAGTAAATGAAAACATACATTCGTAAGTCAAAGATGGATGATTTAAAAAAGTATTGCCATCTTACACAAGAACATTCATTCATTGAAGTGACTGAATGGTGGAACGGTGAGGGTATTGATGTAGCCTTTGATGACAAGATCATCCAGCTTTCATGGGGACAGCTAGATGCAATCAATGTGCTGGCACATTACAAGGAATGAAACATGAGTGCATGGCTTATAGCAGGAATTGGAGTGGTGTATGCGGTGGTGGCATTTGACCTTATTCGGTCTGGTAATTTGGGTCTTGGGATTGCTTTTGTTGGCTATTCCATTGGCAATGTTGGCTTAACTATGGAGGCTTTGAAAGCATGAGCGGAGTGAATGAAACATTGGAAGTTCGTGAGACAACGTATGGTAGCTACTTGAATGTTGCGCTGTATGCTCAGACTCTTAAAAGAGACATGCATCAGATGTCTAATTGGAACAGTCTTCCTCCTCACATGCGTGAGAGTTTGGATATGATTGCCAATAAGATTGCACGTATTATGAATGGCGACCCCTATTACAAAGACAGTTGGCATGACATTGCTGGCTATGCAACGCTGGTGGTTAACACATTGGAGGACTAATGCTTTTCCTAGACATTGAAACAGACAGCAAACACAAACACATTTGGTGCTGTTTCACTTGGGATAAAGAGAATGGTAGCGTATGTCATACAGAAGCAAAGACATTGATTCCTTTAATCGAAAAGTCAGACAAAGTGGTAGGACACAACTTGATCGGATTCGATGGACCTCTCCTGCGGAAGTTGTGGAAGGTGAATATAACGAGGAGGCAGGCAGTGGATACATTGATTCTTTCAAGGCTTTACAATCCCAATATCGAAGGGGGACACGCTCTAGACGATTGGGGCAAACGGGTGGGACTGAACAAGTCTGACTACGCTGAGGCTTATGTTGCAGCAACTGGCAAGGATGCTAGTCTGCGGTGGGATGAGCCTCACCTCCCCACCCTGTATGCCTATTGCGAGAATGATGTTGCTGTCACAGTGAGGACATACAACATGCTGATGGACTTGCTCAAGGACTTCTCCCAGGAGAGCATCGACCTAGAGCATGACGTTGCAATTATTTTGAAGAGGCAAGAAGAACATGGGTTTAGGTTCAACATACCAGAGGCTCAGGCTTTGCTGGCTGACCTTGCAGGTAAAATGGTGGATATTGAAAACCGATTGCAAGTTGCGTTTCCTCCTGTGGTTGAAACGAACAGGAAGAATAAGCGCACTGGAGCACCACTTAAAGACATTGTCACTCCTTTCAACCCTGGTTCTAGGAAACAAATCGCAGAACGTCTTAAAGACAAAGGCGTATCGTTCTCTAAAACGACAGACAAAGGACACGTAATCGTTGACGAGAAGGTGCTAGAAGGTATTGACTTGCCAGAGGCAAAGCTGTTGCTTGAATACCTCATGCTGCAAAAGCGTGTAGCTCAGGTGACAAGCTGGCTAGAGGAAGTCAAAGAAGACGGACGCATCCATGGCAGGGTGATTACCAATGGTGCAGTGACAGGTAGGATGACACACAGCAGTCCCAACATGGCGCAGGTTCCCAACTCTGGTTCCATGTATGGCAAGGAGTGTCGCAACCTGTTCATTGTTGATGAGGGCAATGCGCTCGTAGGGATAGACGCTTCTGGTCTTGAGCTACGTATGCTTGCCCATTACATGAGGGACGAAGGATATGTCAAGGCAGTTGTCGAAGGTAGTTCAAAAGATGGCACGGATGTCCACACGCTCAACCAAAAAGCGGCTGGGCTTGAAACAAGGGATCAGGCAAAGACGTTCATCTACGCTTTCCTATATGGTGCAGGCGCATCGAAGATCGGAAGCATTGTTGGTGGTAGCTCTAGAGAGGGACAGGTTCTTATTGAAAAGTTTCTTTCCCAAACTCCCGCCCTCAAGGTATTACGAAATAAAGTTGAAGCCATATCGGGTAAGGGCTTTATGCCGGGGCTTGATGGTCGCAAGATATGGGTACGTTCCCAACACGCAGCTCTTAACACGCTACTTCAGGGAGCAGGTGCTGTGCTGATGAAGAAAGCCCTGGTGTTACTAGATAGTAACCTCAGGAAAAACAAAATCCCCTATGCCTTCTGTGCTAACGTGCATGATGAATGGCAGATTGAAACAAAGAAGGAGTATGCAGATGTCGTAGGTAAGCTTGGAGTAGAAGCAATTGAAGAAGCAGGACGTTCGTATTCCCTACGTTGTCCTGTCACTGGAGAATACAACGTAGGACTCACATGGAAACAAACTCACTGATTGAACTGATGGAAGAGGCAGAGGTTGTCATTCACCTCATCGTTAAGGATAACAAGCTCATCATC